GCTCCCTTGGGAGCCCCTCTCTTCGGACGTGCCGAAGTATTTGGACGTTCGGAACTTTGATGTGGTATATAAAAGGAGTGCACAGGATGCATGAGCGAGAAGACTATCTGTCACCTCTTGTTGGGTATCAGGCTAAATACTATTCGAACGGTAGTTTGAGATATACCGTGAATCCAGTATGGCCCTCCCAGCAGTATGGAGGTTCGGCAGTAGAGTCCGGTCGCGCTGCGAGTGTGCACACCACCGTCGACCAGTATGGTTGGCGGGCCCCGACCCCGTATGATGCGAAGCATAATACGGAGACCGTTCCTCCTCTCTCCTATTCGTTTAGGACTAAGAAGGGGACGTATTCGGGTGAAAACCACATCCAATCGCGTGTCGACCCCGGTCTCCCGGACCCGACTTTAATGGCGCAATTGTCGTCAGAAGCCAAGACATTATGTTTGGCAAAGTTTGGTACTGGGGCAGTCGATCTTTCTGTGGCTTTTATTGAGCGCAAGAAGACGGCTGGTATGATCGCGGATTGGTGCGCGGCGACCACGCGCCTGCTAAAAGACCTTAGGAAAGGCCGATGGATCACGCATTACCGTAACTCTTCCACTAAGACGTGGAAGTGGGACAAGAATGTGCCCAGAGGTTGGACCCCAAAGGCTGTCTCCCAATGGAGAGCAGGGGAGCCGGTAACGGCAGTAAAGAACGCGTGGTTAACGACCCGATACGGTATCGCACCTAGTTTGATGGATATCGCCGGGTCCGTCGAGGCGCTAGAGAAGGCCGATAACGGCACATTTGAGCGCTATATCGTCACGAACCGTTCGCGCCGGTTTAAGGCGGAATCGTATAACGTCCTAGTGGAAAACCAGACCTTCGGTCGCTTCTATGTTCTGCCCTCAGTAAATACGAGGACGAACTTCTATAAGAAGCACGAGGTGATGGTCCGCATCGACGCTACGATCGACGACAGCTTCTACTTAAGCCTCCAGGATGTGGGATTGACCAATCCGTTGTTAACGGGTTGGGAGATTACTCCATATTCTTTTGTTTTGGATTGGTTTGTAGGAGTGGGGGATTTCCTCGCTGCGGTCAATGCCTGGAATACAGGCTACGTGTTTAAGGCCGGATCCGAGACTCGGTACTGGAAACTTGATGCCAAGAGGCACTTCAGTATCAATGACCGGGTTGGTTACTTCGACCAGACCATCAGTGGAGGGGACGGCCCTCAGAGGACGAACGAAGGCTTCACGAGGAGCGTTTTTAGTAGCTCACCGTTACCTGAGATCGTCGTCAAACGGGACCCCCTGAATTTTGAGCGTATGTGGGACAGTATTTTCCTTCTGTCCAATGTGCTCGGAAGTAAGGGTCATGCGAACAAAGCTGCGTCGAGAGCCCGCAACCTACGGGTGTAGCTACGTACCTCCTATGTCTTGTTGATGTAGGTAAACCGAGGTGCCTATTTAGGGCTTCGGACACGTTCTTGAACATCGCTAGAGATTGCCGTAAGGGGTCTCTTATTTCCCATAAACTAGCTCATCAGGAAAATCCTAATGGCTGACAATGTACCTCTAGTCGTTGCTGACGGCGAATCCACTCCAGTCTCACACACCCTGTCCCCTCGCGGGGTTTCGGGTGACACGGCAAAGTATCAAAACTACGCCGTGACTTTTGCGGAAGGCCGGGAGACCGCCACCCTCAAGGTGGCCGAACCCAAGGGTCTGCAGAAGACCGAGATTGTCTTACTCGTACCCCGTGTGCTGGACGAAACCATCAACGGCGTTACGGTCTCCCGCGTGGCGGATTATGCGACGATCCGAACGACCGCAATCATTCCCAAAACTTGGGATGAGCAGGCCGCGAAGAACGTCCGCGTGATGGGGAGCAACATGCTTCTCGTCGATCCGGTGGCTGACGCCATCGACAAGGGCGAGTTTGTCTGGTAGCTGGGGATGATTCCTCGGCTGTTGTGCCAGCACCTTGCTCGAATCGCACGCATCCTGGTTGATGGCATTCTGTCTCAACCTATTACCCAATGGAGTTCCATCTCATGGGCAAAACTGTTGACCGTTCTGGCCGTTGTTCTCCTGTTGACGCTCTTGAGCTTGCAGTCCGCATTGCCGATGCCCTAGATGTCCCCCTCGAAAGAGGTGGCATCACGGACGCGGCCCGTGTAACTAAGCAAGCCATGCCTTCCTTTGATGTTCCGGAACGAGAGTTCCGTGACGCGTACCTTGTAAAAGAGGTCGTGAGGAAGTACCCCGGATTCGATCTGGGGGTCGACACATCCGCAGCCGCGTTTAACTCGTTTTTCGAAGACGAGGCTGTTAACGCTTCTACGAATGACCGCCTACTCTCCTATTCGGCTGAAAACAGCCGCGCGTCGCGCATACTTCATGTCGCGTCGTGTAAAGCAATGGAGATACTAGGCAAATTTTCGTGGGAGAAGTGGATGGGAGGGTTGAGGTTCGGCCCGGGGGCGACCACTCGACTGGCTCGTAAAGACGCCAGCGTATATGGAAAACTCTCAGGCACACCCGAAGTAAGCAGATCTGCGCTTCCTCTGGCCCGTACCGTCATGTCGCTAATGCCCGGGTGGGCATATGGCCATGATTACGATGCGGGGATCAAAGAGGTTACGCTAGCACTATCCGTGTGCGATTATGACCTGCTGAGAAGCGTTCCTAAGAACGCGTGGACTGGTCGGACTATAGGTGTCACGACGGATATGCAAATCTACATGCAGTTAGCCCTCGGGTACTGTATGCGGTGCGCAATGTTCGACGCAGGCATAAATCTGAACGATCAGTCTATCAACCAGAGGATGGCTTATATGGCCTCCATTACAGGCGAGCAGGCGACGGTGGATGCTAAAAGCGCAAGCAATAGTGTCACGTCTGCTCTGGTTTGGAAGTACTTAGGGGATCATCCCCATTCTGAAAAGTATGACCCGACCTGGTATCGACTGCTAGAAGTTCTGCGGTCGACGCATGCCCTGGTTGAATCTCCTGACGGAAAAACGAAAAAACTGCACGAATATGAGCTCTTTTCAGCCATGGGCTGTGGGTTCACGTTCGAGCTAGAGTCCTTGATCTTTTGGACACTGGCGTGGGCAGTTTGTCAGGACTTAGGCATACCCCCTAACATCTCGGTTTATGGCGACGATTTGATATGTCCCGTAGAAGCGATGCCCCTCCTCACGGAGGTTTATTCGTACTGCGGATTCCGTTTCAATACGGATAAGACATTCGCCGACCCAGAGCCGAGTTTTCGAGAGTCGTGCGGGAAGCACTATCTCAGGGGTGTGGACGTTTCACCTTTCTACGTCGACACGGAATTGGATTCCGTATCATCGATCGTACTACTCGCCAACAATATCACACGCTGGGCTTTAAACCCCGGCGGTGGTTCAAGGGATGGCAGGCTACTACCTGTCTGGAGTTGGGTTGTTTCCCATCTCCCAGACTGGGTTATGCATTGCGGAATTCCCCTAGGCGAGCAAGACGACGGCCTCATCATGGATTTCGACGAGGTTGCGCCCAGTATAGTTTACTCAGAAGGATGCAAGCGTGGGATGCCCAAGACATTCTTGGGCTACCAATGCAAGACATTCTTCGAAGGTACCCGCGAGATGAAACTCTCGGGAAAAGCTGGGTATGTGACTTGGCTTTATAACCAAAGTTTCACGCGTTTTACCATACCTCCGCAGTCTCCCGTGAGGGAAACGTGCAAGTTGTGGTGGTTCGGAGATTCCCCTGTCAAGGGGGAGCCGGGCTTACACGTGCAGCTACGTTTGGGAGAGGGTAGCGATCTCTTTCGAGCGTTTGGCCTTGTTCCTGGTAGAGTACCTCCTAAGACCAAGAATGGTCTGAAAGTGAGTACAGTGGAGAAGCGTCGAGTTGTGACCAATTGGCCTTATCTCGGGCCTTGGGTGATGGACACTGACGTCATAACAATGACGAAAAGTGATGTGCTTCTGGCAAAGTCTTTGGCCTTGGGCACACAAATTGCACGTTTCGAAACAAACGGGTATCCCTACTCGTTATTTGTGACGAATCCGCCGGAGGGCGGAAAGCACGTGTAACTTCCACCTCAGAATAGGGCCAGTGATGGCCCCCCCAGACTCGCCACACGATTTTCAGGTGTGGCAGCAGAGAATACAGCAG